TGGCATTAAAAGTTATTTCCCAAGTCAAACCGTAAGTGATGCTGAGAAGCTAAGCTACGACTATGGTTTGAAAGTAGGTAAGGCAATTGAGCAAGAGTGGTTCAACAATGATAGGGGTTCTAATAGGTACAGAACTAATAGTAATGATTTTCATAATTTAAGATTGTACGCTAGAGGCGAGCAGTCTATACAAAAATACAAGGATGAGTTATCTATAAACGGTGATTTGTCCTATTTAAATTTAGACTGGAAGCCAGTTCCGATTATATCTAAGTTTGTAGATATAGTTGTTAATGGTATGTCTGATAGACTATATGATATAAAGGCTTACTCGCAAGATCCCTTTGGTTTAAAGGAGAGAACAGAGTACGGTAGAGCTATAATGTCTGATATCAAAATGAAAGGTTTTAACGACTTCGCGGCTCAATTTGGGATGGATTTAACAGAAAGCAATGTTGATGAGCTACCAGAGTCAGTTGAGGAGGGAGAGCTTTACATGCAGTTGACTTATAAGCAGGCTATAGAGATTGCGGAAGAGCAAGCGTTAAACGTTTTGTTCGAGGGTAACAACTATGACTTGATAAAAAAGAGATTTTATTACGATTTAACAGTTTTAGGTTTAGGGGCTGTGAAAACAAGTTTCAATACATCAGAAGGGGTTACTATAGATTATGTTGATCCAGCTAACTTAGTTTACTCTTACACTGATTCCCCTTATTTTGATGATATTTATTATGTTGGTGAGGTAAAAACTATTCCAGTAAACGAGCTAGCAAAACAATTTCCTCATTTATCAGAAGGTGATCTTGAGGATATAATGAAGAGCAAATCTTACAATAGATCTAATTACAATTCTAGGCATAACTACGACAAAGAAGACAATAACACTATTCAAGTTTTATATTTTAACTACAAAACCTATATGAACGAGGTTTACAAAGTTAAACAAATGGCAACTGGAGCTGAAAAAATTATACCTAAAAACGACTCGTTTAACCCGCCAGAAGAAAAAGAGGGAGTATATAGTAGAATGCTAAGATCGATTGAGTGTCTCTATGAAGGGGCTATGATTTTAGGTACAGAAAAACTACTTAAATGGGAGATGGCAAGAAATATGATGCGTCCTAAAAGTGATTTTACTAAGGTTAAAATGAACTACAGCATTGTAGCACCTAGAATGTATAATGGTAAGATTGATTCATTAGTAAAAAGAATTACTGGTTTTGCCGATATGATACAGCTTACACATTTAAAGTTGCAACAAGTGATGTCAAGAATGGTTCCGGATGGGGTTTACTTAGATGCTGATGGTTTGGCTGAGGTTGATTTGGGTAATGGAACGAACTACAACCCGCAAGAAGCATTAAACATGTTCTTCCAAACAGGATCCGTTATTGGAAGGTCGTTTACTTCTGACGGTGATATGAATCCGGGTAAAATACCTATTCAAGAAATCACATCAGGATCTGGTGGGAATAAAATGCAGGCTCTTATTGGCAATTACAACTACTACCTACAAATGATAAGAGACGTAACTGGACTTAACGAAGCTAGAGACGGTAGTACTCCAGATGCAAACGCTTTGGTTGGGGTGCAAAAACTAGCGGCAGCAAACTCCAACACAGCTACTAAACATATATTACAAGCCGGGTTGTTTTTAACAGCTGAGACAGCGGAATGTTTGTCGCTTAGAATATCTGACATTATAGAATACTCACCAACAAAAGACGCTTTTATACAAGCTATAGGCATGCATAATGTGGCAACGTTAGAGGAAATACAAAATTTACATCTATATGACTTTGGTGTATTTATTGACCTAACACCCGATGAAGAGGAGAAAGCTAAGTTAGAAAACAACATACAAATGGCTTTGCAGCAAAAACTTATAAACCTTGAGGATGCTATAGATCTTAGAGAAATTAAAAACATAAAGCTAGCAAATCAACTGTTAAAAATAAGAAGAAGCAAGAAGGAAGAGAGAGACAGAGAGTTACAGTTGGAAAACATAGAGGCTCAAACAAAATCAAACACTCAAGCAGCGCAAGCCGCAGCTCAAGCTGAAATGCAGAAAAATAAAGCGATGCTTGACAACGAGAGCGAATTAGAACAATTAAAAGCTCAAATAGCATCTCAGAAAATGCAGCATGAGATGGAGCTGAAGAAAGAGTTAATGGCTCTAGAGTTTCAATATAACATGCAGCTTAAAGGGACTGAGGTTGATAATATCAAAAACAGAGAAAAGCAAAAAGAAGATCGTAAAGACGAAAGAACGAAGATACAGGCCACTCAGCAAAGTGAGCTTATAGATCAAAGAAACAATCAAAAACCACCTAAAAACTTTGAGTCCGCAGGTAATGATATACTAGGTGGGGGATTTGATTTAGGTTCTTTTGATCCTAGTTAGAATTTATTAATTATTATTATATTATATTATGGCAAAAAAAGAAGAGCCAATCGCTGATAGCGAAACTGGCAAAATTAAAGTAAAAGCAAAAGAAGCAAAACAACCAGATGGCAACGAAACGAAAGGAAACGTTACAAAGGTTAAAGCTAAAATGAAGAAATCAGCTGAAGTTCAAGAGCAAACAGTTACGAAGGTTGATTTAAACAATCCGCCAGAAGAAAAACCAGTTGAAGAGGTTGAGCCTGAGGCCGAAGTACAAGAGGTGGAAAAGCAAGAAACACCCGCTTTAGAGGATATTACCGACGAAGTTGCAGAGCAACCAGAGGAAATAGTTGCTGAAGCTATAGAGGAATCAATAGAAACCGGTGAACCATTACCAGATAATATCCAAAAGTTAATGGAATTCATGAGTGAAACAGGTGGAGATTTAAATGACTACGTTAAGCTTAATCAAGATTATAGCGAGATGGATAATCAAGATTTATTACACGAGTATTACAAGCAAACAAAACCTCATTTAAATAACGAAGAAATTAACTTCCTTATGGAAGACACATTCTCATTCGACGAAGATGTAGACGACGATAGAGAAATACGTAGAAAGAAATTAGCGCTTAAAGAGCAAGTTGCCAGCGCTAAAAGCCACTTAGACGGGCAAAAGTCTAAATACTATGATGAGATCAAGGCTGGAAGCAAACTTACGGGTGAGCAACAAAAAGCAATTGATTTCTTTAATAGGTACAACAAGGAGTCAGAAGCAACTCAAAAAACAGTTAAAACGAACTCTGATATTTTTGCACAGAAAACAAACAATGTTTTCAACGACAAGTTCAAAGGTTTTGAATACAACGTCGGTGACAAGAAGTACAGGTTTAACGTAAACAATGCTGAGGAGGTTAGAGACACTCAAAGCGATATAGGCAATTTCACTAAAAAGTTTTTAGACGAAAATTCTGCTTTAAAAGACGCTAAGGGTTATCATAAATCTCTATACACAGCAATGAATGCGGATGCTGTTGCGAAACACTTTTATGAACAGGGAAAAGCTGATGCTATGAAAGATAGTATTGCTAAAGCCAAAAACGTCGATATGAATCCAAGACAAAGTCATGGAAAAATTGAAGCTGGAGGCATGAAGTTCAAGGTGTTAGGTGAAAATTCTTCTGATTTTAAGTTTAAAATTAAAAACAAAAATAAATAACAAATTAAAATTTAAAAATTATGGCAATTACTGCAGGAGGTAATTTGAATAGTGTTTTCGCTCCACAAAAGCAAACGCTACCATCAAATTATCTAGATTTAGCTGGTACAGCTAACGAAGGTTGGGCACAACAATACTTACCAGATCTTATGGAAAAAGAAGCTGAAGTTTTCGGACCGAGAACTATTTCAGGTTTCTTATCACAAGTTGGAGCTGAAGAGGCAATGCAAGGGGATCAAGTTGTATGGTCTGAACAAGGAAGATTACACTTATCTTATAAAGGTAAGATATCAGCACACTCAGGTGGTGTTGGTTCTAGTGGTCAAATATTAATCGAGTCAGGTATGGACGACGAGGCTATTACTACAACTCATGGTATTAGAGTAAACGATACTATTGTTGTTGCTTCACCTGATGGTGTTGGAACTACAAAGTGTTTAGTAATCCAAGCGGATGCATCAACTATTGACGTTGCTCCTTACGGATTAGCAAACCTATCAACAATTGGTAACGGTGCTTCAAAATCAGCTGTTATATTAGTTTATGGTTCTGAATACGGAAAAGGAACATCATACCACGATGCTACTACAATAGCAACAGCTACTGAACGAAGAGGAGCTAATGAGCCTACTTTCAAAAGTTTCCAAAACAAACCAATTATCTTAAAAGATTACTACGAAGTATCAGGTTCTGATACAGCTAGAATTGGTTGGGTTGAAGTTACATCTGAAGATGGTGCAGCAGGTTACGCTTGGTATTTAAAAGCTGAAGCTGATACAAGAGCGCGTTTTACTGATTATTTAGAAATGGCAATGTTAGAAGGTGAACTAAGTGTACACGGTACTGATGTTGTTGATGATTATTTATCTGCAAACGGTAACGCTCACGGTACTGAAGGTTTATTTGCTGCTATTGAAAATAGAGGTAACAAAACTTCTGGTGTTACTGGTGTTAACGCTGCTACTGATTTAGCTGAGTTTGACGCTATCTTAGCTGAGTTTGATAAGCAAGGTGCTATTGAAGAAAACATGATGTTTGTTAATAGAGCTACGTCTCTAGCGATGGATGACATGTTAGCTTCTATGAATTCTTACGGAGCTGGTGGTACTTCTTACGGAGTATTTGACAACTCTGAAGATATGGCATTAAACTTAGGTTTCTCTGGTTTCAGAAGAGGTTCTTATGACTTCTATAAATCTGACTTCAGATACTTAAATGACTATGCTACAAGAGGTGGTCTTAACTCTGTTGCAACTGTAGATGCTATTAGAGGGGTTATAGTTCCAGCTGGTACGTCTACTGTTTACGATCAAATGTTAGGGAAAAATCTTAAGAGACCTTTCCTACATGTTAGATACAGAGCTTCTCAAACTGACGATAGAAGAATGAAAACTTGGGTTACTGGTTCTGTTGGAGCCGCTACATCTGCTTTAGACGCGATGTCAATCCACATGTTATCAGAAAGATGTTTAGTTACTCAAGGTGCAAATAACTTTATGTTAATGGTGTAAGCACTTATATTAAGGATCGAGGCTTCGGCCTCGACCCTTTATTTTTATTAATTTTATTATATATTATATTATGGCAAAAAAAGCTAAAAAAACAGAGAAGGTTGAGGTGGAACCTCAAGTTGAAACAATTAAAGAAACAATTACAGAATTTTTTGAAGAACCTGTGATTGAAGAACCAAAAGCAAGAGAGAGAAAAAAACCAGTTAACGAGTGGGAAATTAAAGATAGGGTTTATTTTTTAAAAAATGATAAAAAACCTTTATCTTACATTATAAAGTCTGCAAATATTTATTATTTTGACGAAGAAAAAGGCTACGAAAGAGAGTTAAAATATTGTCAAAATCAAAAAACTTGTTTTGTAGATGAAATGAAAGGTGACCAAAGACTAGAACATATAGTTTTTAGAGGTGGAGCTTTGTTTGTAGAAAAATCAAAGACAGTTTTGCAAAAGCTATTATCTTTATACCACCCTTATAGAGACAAACTATTCGAGGAACACAAACCAGCTAAAATAGCAGCAGAAGAAATAGATGTGTTAAACGAGCAGGTTGACGCGTTAATTGCCGCTAAAAATATAGATATTGATATGGCAGAGGCTATTATGCGTGTTGAGATTGGTTCTGAAGTGTCTAAACTAAGTTCTAAAGAACTTAAAAGGGATTTATTGGTATTTGCTCGAAACAATCCTAAACTCTTCTTAGAGTTAGCGGATGATGAAAATGTAATGTTAAGAAATTTTGGTATTAGAGCTGTTGAAGCTGGTATATTAAAATTATCTTCTGATCAAAGAAACTTCTTATGGGGTTCTAACGGAAGAAAGTTAATGGTTATACCATTTGATGAGCACCCATACACTGCTTTAGCACATTGGTTTAAAACTGATGAAGGTATGGATATTTACTCTAATATAGAGAAAAGATTAAATAATTAATCAAACTGTAGAGCGGTCGCCTTACGGGGCGATCGTAAACTACAAAATTAAATTATATGGAAAAGAAATCAAAAGGATTAGGCGACTCAATAGAAAAAATTACAAAAGCAACAGGGATAAAAAAAGTTGTAGACACAGTCAGCAAGGTTGTTAAAAAAGATTGTGGGTGTGGAAAAAGAAAAGACACTTTAAACAGATTATTCCCTTATAATAAATAAAAGAAATTATGGTTAGTATAGATACGGTATATCAAAAGGTTTTAGCGTTAGCCAACAAAGAGCAAAGAGGCTATATAACTCCTCAAGAATTTAATCTATTTGCTGACCAAGCTCAAAAGGATATTTTCGAACAATACTTCTACGACTTAAATCAATTTTTACGTAGACCGAGTAACTCAGATGAGTACTCTGATATAATAGATAACTTAAGAGAAAAAATAGCTATATTTGAAAATACAGGAACTATAACTAATGGAATTATTTCAGCATCAGATTTGTATAGACTAGGTACCGTTATAACAGATGATAGCGAGGTTGAAGAAGTGCAGCAAAATGAGATATTATATATAAACAAAGGGCCTTTAACTAAGCCAACCGTAAATCGCCCAGTGTACGTTAGAACTGAAGAGTTACGCTTACAAATATACCCAACAAGTATTACGTCCGCTAGCTGTACCTACATATCAGTACCGTCAACACCAACCTGGGGATATGTGGTTGTACAGGGGAAAGCCATGTATGATGCTACTTATGCAACTGATTTTCAATTACACCCCTCAGAAGAGGGTGAGTTGGTTAATAAAATCTTAATATATGCTGGTGTAGCTATAAAAGCTCAAGACATCTCTCAGGCCGCTGGTGGATTAGAAATGGCTAAACAACAACAAGAAAAACAATAAATAAATGGGATTACTAGACAATCAAGCAGAGCAAACGTATTATAATGGTAGTGATCACGGTGGTTATCAATTCATATCATTGGAAGATATTATCAATCAATTTATTGTAGCTTATGTCGGGGATGACAAACTTTTGTCAAAAGTAAAAAGAACAGACGTAGCTTTTTACGCTCAACGAGCTATGCAAGAATTATCATTCGACACATTCAAGTCCGTAAAGGCTCAAGAAATCACACTTCCACCATCACTACAAATGACACTTCCACAAGACTACGTAAATTATACAAAGGTTAGTTGGGTTGATTCTGCTGGTATAAAACATTTATTGTACCCAGCAATTAAAACGTCAAACCCTACAAAGCCAACACAGGCTAGCGATGGTTCTTACACTTTTGACGCGCCTGGTGCCCTGCTCACGGATAGTGAATCAACAACGTGGGCAAACTATAAGTCTGGAACACCATCTGAAAATCAAGATGATTATCAAGACGACACTTACTGGCCAATGGATGGCTCGAGATTTGGTTTAGACCCTCAGCACGCGCAGGCAAACGGGTCTTTCTATGTGGATATTCAGTCAGGAAAAATCCACTTTAGCTCTAATATCTCGGGAAAAACTGTGATCTTAGATTATATAAGTGATAGTCTTGGATCAGATGGAGAGATGCAAGTTCATAAATTTGCTGAAGAGGCTATGTACAAACATATAATGTACGCGATTATATCTACATCATCAAACCAATTACATCAACAATTAACACCTAGATTTAAAAAAGAAAGGTTTGCTGAAACTAGAAAAGCGAAATTAAGACTATCAAACATCAAATTAGAAGAATTAACTCAAATTTTAAGAGGTAAGTCGAAACAAATAAAACACTAGTACATGCCAGAAATTAAGCATACCTTTACCGGTGGTAAAATGAATAAGGATCTTGACGAGAGACTTATTAAAAGCGGAGAGTATAGAGACGCGATGAACATACAGGTAACAACCTCAGAGGGATCTGATGTTGGTACTATGCAGAACGTACTGGGTAACACTGAGGCTTGCGGGAATCTTAATTACATTCCTGACAACTCGTATACAGTTGGCTCTATTTCTGACGAAAAAAACGATACCTTATACTGGCTTGTAGCTGGTGGTGCTTTTTCTGCCCTCCAACAGCATTTATATGATGCTCACTCAAATACATATAGCGCATCGACAGCCGTTGGTGACGTTCTCTACTCCAAAGATCTTATAATGCGTAAAACTGCAAATGGATGCGAACCGGTGTTCGTTGATATTTACGGTTTTGCCCTTGCTAATAATGAGAGCGTTTTAGGTGATGGAAATCCTACTGAAGGAGTGGCCAACACTTTAGTAATCCCAGTAGAGTACGATAACGGCAAACCACTATTATCACAGGTAGAAGTTGGCATGACAGTTCATGGTCTCGACGAGACGCTAACTCCAAATACTGACACCGCTAACGTGATAAGCGTTGGTGCTATTAATAAAATCGATACAATATATACTCCAAACACCTACACTTGCCAAGGCGCCGTGCTTACTCCACAGGGAGGTGTAAGTTTCGATGGTGATTATCCTGGTAATAGTG